TGTACCTGCAAGTAAGTTTACGCGTAAAAAAATTACTGCTAATGAAAAGCAGGAAGACTTGGTTGGACTTGATACTACTATTGATTGGAAAAACACAGGTGATAATAGCTATGATGGAGAAAAGCTTAACTTACTAGTACACGACGAAAGTGGTAAATGGGAAAGACCTGATAATATACTAAACAACTGGAGAGTTACAAAAACTTGTTTAAGACTAGGTGCTAAGGTTGTAGGTAAATGCATGATGGGCTCAACATCAAACGCTTTAGATAAAGGGGGTAATAACTTTAAAAAACTATACTATGACTCAGATGTTACTAAACGTAACAGAAATGGACAAACAAAGTCTGGTTTATATTCTCTCTTTATCCCAATGGAATGGAACTACGAAGGATTTATTGACGAGTACGGACATCCAGTTTTTAATAACCCAGATAATGATGTCCACGGGCCAGATGGCGAACTAATAGATTATGGCATTATAGATCACTGGAACAACGAAGCAGAAGGATTAAAAAATGATCAAGACAGTTTAAATGAGTTTTATAGACAGTTTCCACGTACTGAAGAACACGCATTTAGAGATGAAGCAAAAAATAGTATATTTAATTTAGTTAAAATATACGAGCAAATAGATTACAACGAAGGTATTGGTGCACAGGGCAATATAAGTAAAGGTAACTTTCAATGGGTTAATGGAGTTAAAGATACACAAGTAATATTTTATCCAGATCCAAAAGGTAGATTTAACATAAGTTGGGTGCCACCAAGTCACTTGCAAAATAGAGTGATAATTAAAAACGGTATTAAATATCCTGGTAATGAACACATGGGGGCTTTTGGTTGTGACAGCTACGATATATCAGGAACAGTAGATGGTAGAGGTTCTAACGGGGCTTTACACGGCGTAACTAAGTTCAGCATGGAAGACGCGCCACCTAATCAAGTTTTTTTAGAGTATATAGCTAGACCTCAAACTGCTGAAATATTTTTTGAAGACGTGTTAATGGCTTGTGTTTTTTACAGCATGCCAATACTAGCAGAAAATAACAAACCCAGATTATTATATCATTTACGTAGAAGAGGCTATAGAGGTTTTAGTATGAACAGGCCAGACAAGTTATGGAATAAATTATCAGTAACAGAAAAAGAAATAGGTGGCATACCTAACTCAAGTGAAGATATAAAGCAAGCTCACGCCGCCGCTATTGAGATGTATATACAACAGTACGTAGGTAGTTTAGGTGATGGTAATTACGGTAATGTATATTTTAATAGAACATTAAACGACTGGGCTAAATTTGATATAAACAAAAGAACTAAGTTTGACGCCACCATAAGCAGTGGGTTAGCTATAATGGCTTGCAATAGACATTTGTATAGACCTAACGTTAAAATAGAAAAACCAAAATTAAATATAAGTATTGCTAGATATAATAACAAGGGTAATACTTCAAAGATAATAAAGAATTAATATGAGACAATTTCCAAGTCAAGTAGTAAGCGACGTAGAAAAATTAAGTTATGATTATGGGCTTAAAATAGGACAAGCTATAGAGGCTGAGTGGTTTGATAAAGAAAATTACTCTAATAGATATATACATAATAGAAATAGTTTTCATAATTTAAGATTATATGCTAGAGGTGAACAGCCTATACAAAAATATAAAGATGAGTTATCTATCAATGGTGATTTAAGTTATTTAAACTTAGACTGGAAGCCAGTGCCTATTATACCTAAGTTTGTTGATATAGTTGTTAACGGTATAGCTGAAAGATTATATGATATAAGAGTTTTTACACAAGATCCATTTGGAGTAAGTCAAAGAACTATGTACA